TCCAACAAACTCTAGATTTAATTTAGTATCTATGCCTGATAGACACATATTTTTATTTGGTACAGAAACAACTATTGGCAATAGTAGTACACAAGATGATTTATTTTTACGGTTTTCTTCTCAAGAAGACTTTACAACATGGACACCAACAGCAACAAATACTGCAGGATCTTTTCGTATACAGGATGGATCAAAGATAGTATCCGCTGTTAGATCTCGAAATGCCGTTTTAGTATGGACAGATAACTCATTGCATGCTCTACAATTTGTAGGGGCTCCTTTCACTTTTTCACTTGTGCAGTTAGGTGCTAACTGTGGAGCTGTTGGTGTACATTCTTCTGTTGACATCAACGGTGTAGCTTATTGGATGTCACAGAATGCTTTCTATCTCTATGATGGTACAGTTAAAAAACTACCGTGTAGTGTACAAGATTATGTGTTTGAAGATTTTAGTATTGCTAATTATCCAGAAACATATGCAGGTATTAATTCTGAGTTTAATGAAATAACTTGGTTTTATCCTTCTTCTGGTTCTACTCAAATAGATAGAGCTGTGAGTTATAATTATTTAGAAAAAACATGGTACACATCTAATTTAGCTAGAACAACATGGTCAGATTACGGTGTATATCAACAACCTTACGCAACAAAATACGATCCTAATTCAAGTGCTACAACGCCTACAGTGTTAGGATTAACTTCAGGAGCTACGACATTCTATGAACACGAAGTAGGTTTTGATGATGATGGCACAGCTATGACTGCATTTATTACTTCAGGAGATTTTGATATACAAGACGGTCAACAAATGCTTTCTATTAGTAGAGGTATACCAGATTTTAAAGATCAAGTAGGTGACACAACGGTAAAATTAGGTTTTAAATCTTTTCCGTCACAAACAGCTACTACAATATCAAGAAACATAACGACTAGCACGACAAAATTTGATTTACGTGGTAGAGGTAGACAAGCTAATGTTGATATTAGAAGCACTGATGTAGGTGCTAATTGGCGTTATGGTACGCTAAGACTAGATGTTAAACCAGATGGAGGTAGATAATGGCTAAAATTGCAACAACTAGATTACCAGATTCAACACCTGAATATGAAGCATCACAATTTGATGCACTAATTCGTGTGTTAGAACAGATTACTCAACAATTAAACTTTGGTTTTCAACAAGATATAAAAGATGAATCTACAGCAAGGAGTTTCTTCCTTGGCTGATCAATTTAAAAGTTTTTCTAAGACTGCAACAGGTTCTTTAACTGCAGTATATACAGTGCCAACAGCAAACGAAGGTGCTGTTCCTCCTGTTTTACCTACTACAGCAATTGTAAAAAGTATTAGATTATCTAATCAATCTGGTGGTGCAGTAACAACTACAGTATCTGTTTTAGATTATGATGCTAGCTCTCCTCTTGATATTGAAGTATTCAAAGACAGTCTTGCAGACGGAGCAGAATCAGAAATTCTTACACATCCCGTTGTTTTAGAGCAACAAGATGCTATTAAAATTTTAGGAAATGGTGTAAAAATACTAGTTAGTTTAATGGAGATTACATAATGTCAGAGATAGGTAAAAAAGTACAAGACGCAGAAGTCATTGGTCACGAAACAGTAGGTGATAAACAAATACCTATTTTAAAACCAGAGGTGTATGTAAAAATTTATTGCAGTAATTGCAAAGCAGAAGTTGATGAAGAAGAAAAAGCAACGGGTAATTGCAACGACTGTGGTAAACCTTGGGCCGAATCAAAGGCCAAAGATGTTACCATACGTGTCGTTAAAATGCCTGGTGTTATGGGCGAAGGTGGAGAACTTTAGTTCTTCTTACAAGTACAATCATCACAGCAGTGTTGTTCTGAATTCTTAACATGTCTTTTTAAGTCTCTCTCAGCTGCTAATAGTCTTTCATGATATTTGCTCACCTTATCTGCAAGGTAGGCAATGGCTTTATTTATGTCTTCTTTTTCCATATTTGTCTCCTGTGATTATTAATTTTGGTGAGAACCTAATGTAAACATATTTTTTTGGAGATCAACAGAACTTTTTAAAATTGTTTTCTTGACAACTAATTTGACTCAGAGTAGCCGACATGAAGATACTCTATCTTTGATACCCAACCTTTTGGTATTGCAATTGAACCACCACCGTGATTATCATCTTTATCTGTGCACCAAGATCGCATAACAATAATCTTTTCACTAGTGTTTACAACCATCCATCCTACTTCTTGACACACGGCCAACGGTGCATTAATTATGTCTTTTATAGGCAACCAACCAGTTTCCATATCACGAGCGTCTAACCACGTCACACGGACCATAGGAACCTTTGTAATATCGAAGCTCATTTGTAGTTGCACATTACTAGAAATTTGCCTATAATTATACGATTAATTAGGCTCATTTTACAAGGCCAGCCTCCTTGCACTATTTAACAATCATGATTTGCAAAAGGAGAACATGCTAAAAAAGATTTTTAAGTCCGCTAAGAAATTAGTACAAAAAGCAGCACCTGTAATAGGAGCTGGATTAGGGTATCTTTATGGTGGACCAGCACTAGGTGGGGCATTGGGCTCTGGTTTAGGTGCGGGTATCGGTAGTTTAGTTGGGGGCAGAAGTCCTCAAGAGTCTTTGCGTAATGCTTTACTAGGTGGAGCTGCAGGATTTGGTGCTACTAAATTTTTAGGCATGACACCAGGCGCAGGTCTTGGTGGTTTATTAAGTAGAGCTGGAACTACAGGTGGTCTTACGTTTACACCTGGAGGAGTTGGTGCAGCCAATGCTCAAGCCGCAGCATCAATGAAAGCTGCTGGAATTAAAAATTTAGCGGGAAGTCCATTAGCAAAAGCTAATGCACTTCAAAAAGCTGCAGCATTTGTAAAAGCAAAACCATTAACAAGCGCTGCTATTTTGGCAGGAGCAACAGGTTTGATGGGTAGTGAACAAGAACAAAAAGATTCAGAGATGATGCCAGGTGTATTTGGCACTGTAGATCCATTTAAAAATTTAGGTGCAGCAACTACTATGCCTGTAACAACAATTCCATTTTCACAATATGGTCCTAATCTAATTAATAGAAGAGATGGTGGTATTATTGGTTTATCTGAAGGTGGTAACTTCCCAAGAAAAAATGGTAAGATAGCAGGACCAGGAACCGAGACTAGTGATGACATACCTGCAATGTTAAGTGATGGAGAATTTGTTATTAACGCAAGAACAGTCAGAGGACTAGGACAAGCAATGGGTGGTAAAGGAAAAGAAGATACTAGAGACAGAGGATCAAAATTCTTGTATAGTCTACAGAATAAATACGGAGGCAAGAGATAATGAGTACGACTACTCAAATACAAAGACAACCAGAGTATATTGAAAAAAGAGCCGAACAGCTTTTAGCTTCTGTATTTGGTGACCCAAGTGCAACAAAACGAGCTGGTGAAAGTGATGCTGATTTTAACTTACGTAAGTTTGGTAGAGCAGGAATATCACAAGCTATACCAGGATTTCAATTTGCAGGATTCACGCCTCAACAACAACAAGCATTTGGTTTAGCAAGTCAAAATGTAGGAGCATTTCAACCTGCATTACAGAAAGGAATGTCAACAGCAGACCTAGGAGTTGCTGGTTTAGTTGGTGGAACACAAGCTTTTCAACCGTCACAAGCACAAGCTTTCATGGACCCATATCAACAGAATGTTACGCAACAAGCTTTAGCAGAATTAGACAGGCAAGGAGCTCAAGCTAGAAATAGATTAGCAGGACAAGCAACAAGAGCAGGAGTATTTGGTGGTTCTAGGTTCGGTGTACAAGAAGCAGAACTAGATCGTAATTTACAAGACATAAAATCAAGAAGAGTATTTGAAGACTTATCAAGAAACTTTCAACAAGCACAACGTGCTGCAATGGGTGCACAAGAAGCACAACAAAGAAGACAATTAATGGCTGGTCAACAGTTAGGTAATCTTGGTAGAGTACAAGCTGGACTTGGAGCTCTCGGTCAACAACTAGGACAACAAGATGTACAATCACTTCTAGGTGTTGGTGGTATGCAACAACAACTTGGCCAAGCACAATTAGAAGCACAAAGACAACAACAACTCATGGCACAACGTGAGCCATTTACAAGGCTTGGTTTTGCTAGTGATATACTACGAGGCACACCTAGTGGTGGTATCTCTTACATACAAGAACCTGGCACTAGTCCATTTGCTCAAGCACTTGGTTTAGGTATCGCAGGACTTGGCGCTCTTGGTCAGTTTGGTCAAGGCTTTGGTGGAGTAAAAGATGCTTTTAGTGGTATAGGAAACATTTTTAGCTAATGCCAATACCAGCAATATTATATTATGGTGGATTAGGTGCATTACGTTTGGCTCCTACCATTGCGAGATTAGGTGGTGCAGGTTTAAGAACAATTGGTGGAGGAATTAAATCTGGTCTTAAACCAAGTAATATAAAAAGTTATTTTACAGGAACTAGAGCTAAACCTATTCAAGGTCCCGTAAATGTTAGAAATTTTAGATTCGATCCAAATAAAAAGGGAATAGAAGCTCTTGGAATGGGTGGGGGATCAGCACCAGGAATAGTTTTACCAGGTAGATTTGGTTCAAATTATTTAACTCAAGCTGGTCTTGGTTATGGAGCATATGACCTTTTAACAAATAACGCCGAACAAAGTGCAGAACAAGAGCCTGTTCCACCTTTTAGTCCTCAAGATAAAAATATACCACCTGCCAAAGCAGATGATAAAAAAGACAAGGATGATAAAACTACAAGCACTGATGATCAAATTAAGAAAGGTGGTTTGGATAGTTTTATAAATGATAGAATAGGTTTATTTGAAAAATACATTGGTGATGATAGTAGAAAAAGAACAAAGAGTGCAGCGTACAATGCCATGGTGCAATTTGGTTTAAATCTTGCTTCAAGTAAAGATCCAAAATTACTAAGTGCTATTGCAGAGTCTGCAAAAGATCCTATGAAAGAATTTGCTGCTTTAGGAAATAAGTTAATGGATCGTGCAGAGTCAATTAAAAAAGCTGGTATAGAATCTGGCGTAGCTGCTTACGACAAAGCTCAGGATCGTGAAGTTGATAGAGAAGCTATTGCGGCAGATATTTTAAAAGAACAAATAAAACAGCAAGCTAAAACTCTTAGTAGAGGAGAATTTATAACAGCGACAATGGAAAGTATTGCTGGAAATCAAACACTTGTTGATGCAATTACCTCTGTTAAATATGATAAAGATGGCAAATTAATAGAAAATGCTCCGTCAGATGCAGCTTTGATACAAAAATATGCTGAGGAACAATATGATATATACCGAGCTGTAGAGATCCCACCTGGCTCTGCTGGTGATGAGCTCTATGAATCATTACCAAGTGGTTCTAGATACTATGATCAGCAAACAGGAACTTACGGCACAAAACCATAAAGGAGATAACCAATGGTTATAAAGACAACTAGGTTTGGAGATTCCGTAGAGTCTGCTGGAGACGACAGTTCCGTAATAATAAATAACAAAAAGACAGATAGATTTGGAAATATAATAGAGGTGGAAAAACCAATCTCTAAAGATTTTAAATTTAGTTCAACAGCTAAAAATCCCAAAGAAGAAAAAGAAGAAGGGTTTATTGAAAAGTATATTGTTGATCCAATAACGGCAGGTGCTGCAGGGGTAGGTGAAGGAGCCTTTAAATTAGTAGAAGGAACTCTTTCTGTTGGAACTTTACTTGCTGATTTAGGAATGGGTACTGATATCACATCAAAAGTACAAAAATATTTTGATGATAATAAAGTTTTGCAAGCTCTAGAAGACAAGGCTGACGACTCATGGACTGGTACAGTTACATCAGTTCTTACACAGTTTGGTGTTCCTGGTGGTGTAGCACTTAAAGTAGCTAATGGATTAATTAAGGCAAGGCAAGCTGGTGCTTTAGCTGGAAAAGGTTCAAGTTTTATTTCTCGAAGACCTAATGTAACTAAAGCTTTACTTGCAGGTGGAGCTGAATCTGCTGCAGCAACGAGTGATATGGGCACTCTTGGTGATCTTATTGGTATAGGACCAACTCAAACTGGTGATGATATTAATGCAACAGGAAGAGAACTAGCTTTTAAAAGACTAACAAACAAATTTAAATTTGGTGTGGAAGGAGCACTTGGTTTTACGTTATTTGATAATGTAATTTTTCCTATGGGTAAGTCTTTATTCAAAGGAAGTGCACCCGCATTTACTGGTCTATTAAAACACGTAGGCGTTAATAAAAACAATGTTAAATTTTTAGAGTTTAATGCAGAAAAAAATGCAAATGTTTTAAAGGAAACAGCTATAGATGAAGGGTTTCAGTTTAATAAAAATAATATTTTAAGATGGATAGATAAAAATGTTTTATCACCTTTTCGTGCAAGAGGTAATTTACCAAAAGATGTTTTTGAAGCTAACAGAACAAAAATAAACAAACTAAGAGCTGTTGCAGAAAAAGTAAGAGTAGATACGTTAGATCTAGAAAAAGCTGTGCAAACAGCAATAGATCCTAGTGGCGGAGGTGTATTAAATCAGCTTGATAAACTAGGCATGAGAAGAAGAGAAAGACTCATGGAAAACATTTATGATTATTTAACAAGCGGTAAAATGAAATCTACTAAAACAGTAATAGATCCAAAGACGGGTAAAGCTAAAATAATTCCTTTAAGTGTTGATGAATTAAAAGGTGTTGAAGGATTTAGGGAAGCTTTTAAAGATATACCACCAGAACTTTTACCTTATATAGCAAAAATTAGAAACTCTATAGACGAAATGAGCATGTCTTTATCTGAACTACCAAACTTTACCATGAAGGGAGGAAAAGATTTTCAACAAATAGTGTCAGCAAATATAGGTGAATACATGACAAGAAGTTATAAACTAAAAGGAAGTAAAGCAGAGAGAGGTCAATGGCTTAATACTCTTAGAAATACTCCTGAAGGTCAGGCTATCATGGATAGAGCCAGAACTTACATAAGAAATAATAACAAAAATATGTCGGATGATATGGTTGAAGAAGAACTTGAATCATTGTTAAGAGAGCAAAAAGAAGAAATTCTTGATGGCATGGTGATGAAGTTATCAAAATATGACACCGCAATTAAACAAACTAGAGAACAAATACCAGGAGAACTAAGAGAATTACTTGGAGAGATAAAAGACCCTATTAAACAGTACATGAGAACTGCAGCTAAAATAAACACATACATCGCTGATACAAATTTTTTTAATACACTGTTAAAAAAAGGAAGAGGAAAATATTTTTTTGAAGCTCCAAAACAGTTAAGAGGTGAAACTGTTACCAACGTTCCCGCAGGAGAAGGAGGACTAGAATTTGGATCTACAATAATATCTGATGGTCCATTAAATGGGTACAGAACGACACCTGAAATTGCAAAAGCATTAGAGAACATAAGTAATTCAAAGAAAAATGCCGATCAATTATCTAATTTATATTACAAAGTTTTTCTTGCACCAAAAGCATTTACACAAGAAGCTAAAACAACTTTATCACCTATAACTCACGCTCGTAACATTATTAGTGCGGCGTCGTTTACTGGTATGAATGGTAACTTTTTTACTAATCCATTAAGAGCAGCAGAAGATTTTAAAAGAGCATATAAATTAGTAACTGCTAGATCAAAAAGTGCAATTGAATCTGACATGGGTAGAAAGTATTTTAAAAATGCTGACGACTACAAGAATTATGTTGATGAATACACAGAGCTGCAAGAGTTAGGTATAATTAACACGAGTGCAAGATTAGGAGAGATTACACAAAGTTTAGATGAAGTAAGTGCTGGTCTACAAAACCTCACAGAAGAAGGTAAGATTTATACAATGCTACGTGGATGGGGTGACAAAACAGGGTTTAATAAACTACGTGGTGTCGCAAGAACAGCGTATCAAGCAGAAGATGATTTATACAAAATACAAAATTTTTATTCTGAACAACGTAAATTTACAAATGTGTACAAGAAATTATATGATCAAAACCCTGAAAATTTTATAAAACAATATGGTGATGAAATTGCTAGAGTAAACCCCAATCTTACAAGAGCAGAAGCTTTAGCTACAATGAGAACTAAAGAGGGCTTTGATAGATTTATAAAACTAAAAGCTGCCGACACAGTTAAAAATAATATACCAAACTATGATTACATAGGTGCTTTTGGACAAACATTACGAAGACTACCAGTAGGTAACTTTGTATCCTTTCCTTTAGAAATTATACGTACTGGCATTAATACGGCAAGACAAGGATTAAGGGAAGTTTTAGATCCAAACACAGTTGGTATTGGAACAACTAGACTCGCAGGTGTTGCAACCTTTGGTATTGGTTTAGGAAAAGGTTTACAGGAAGGGGCGCAACTTGTAGCTGGTGTATCTAATGAACAACTTAATGCGTTAAGAGAATATCTTCCAGAGTGGTCGAAAGATTCTACGCTCATTCCTATAAAACAGGGTAATCAGTTATACTACATAGATTTTTCTCACACTAATGCGTATGATATTTTAACTTTGCCTTTACGTGCGGCGTTAAACGGATATGATGCTGCAAGAGATCAAGGGCAAGGAGTTCTTCAAAGTTTTGATGATGCAGCGATAAGAGCAGCCTCCAAATTTGCATCTCCTTTTGTTGAGGAATCTATAGCCACACAATTTCTTGCGGATGTATTTGTTCGTGGAGGAGAGTCATCCACAGGAAGAAGATTATGGAATCCTCAAGATGACATGGGCACAAAAATAACAAACACTCTTACTGAACTGTTTAGAACAGCTTCACCAGGATCTTTAGCACAGTTTAGAAGATTATATCTTTCTGGATTTGGAAATAAAGATCAATACAATAGAGGATATAAATTTTTAAATGAATCAAGTGGTTTACTTGGATTTAGAATTCAAAATCCTTTTGTTGAAGATGGAATTAATTTTAAGATATCTGAAAATAAAAGAGCAATAGCTGATTCAAAAAAACTATTTACTAGTGTTGCCTATAGAGCAGACTCTACTCCAGAGGAAATAGTAGCTGCGTATAGAAAAGCAAACGAAGCTAAACTAAGAAATGATCAAACTTTATTTAAACAAATACAAGCAGCTAGACAGCTAGGTGTATCAGATAGAAAAATAAAAAGTATTATAGGAGAAAGATACTCTGCAAATGAATCTAGAAAACTTTTAAGAAATCAATTTACACCAATAAAAGTATCTGATTTTGCATTTCAAACCATGAGAAAAAATTCTATTGAGAGAGATGGAAGAGATATAAGTAGAATTGTTAGAGCGCAAACTAATGGGATATATAGATCATTAGGTAATAGCACGTTATTTGATGACCCAAGAGGATTGTTTAAAGAAACTATAAACGTAATAGAGGGAACTCCTTTAACGACAAGACCTAAAGTTAGTGATGCAAGTCCTATTCTTGACCTTTCACAGACGCAAACTCCTGTTTTACCTAACATTACTGGCACTCCTACCGTAGATAGGTTTGGAAACACTAGCACAATAGCGCCATCAGACAGATCTCAGCTTGCCAAAAGCGGAGATATTGATATAACAGAAGCAATAGCAAATAGAGGATAATATGCCACCACCAAGACGTAGAACAAGAAGAAAACAAGGCGGAAAAGGAGGCTCCCGTAGAGGCAGTGGAGGTGCTGCTGCTAGAAGAGCTTCTGCTAGACGTCAGAAAAAAAGAAATGATGCATTACGTGCCGACATAAGAGATCAATATAGAGCCAATCAAAATAGAGGATCTGGAGCTAACGTAGCAACTGGTGGCAGTAGCACGGGTAGAGAATCAGGTATCGCTGCAGCTAATAAGACAAATAGAAATACTAAAATAAAAAGTTTAGAACAAAGTGTTGGTAGTCTTGATAGACGAATAGAGAACGCTTTAAAATCTGGTAACACAGATCTAGCAAAAGATCTTCGATCAAGATTAAATAAATTTACCACACAACTAGGTGATGAAAGAGCAAAAAAAATAGATGGTGGTGTTGCAAGAACTGATAGTGGAAGTATAATTAAAACAAGTAGCGGTCGTCCTGTTCTTACCAACCGTGGTTTAGCTGCATTCAACCAAACAAAAGATATGGACTTCTTAGATCCAACAAGAAAATTACAAAACGAATATCCAGAACAATTTGCGAAGATGTATCCTATCACTAATCAATTAAACAAAGGACTACCCACAACTAGAATTGCTAGAAAAATAGGACAAGGACTTTTCGGTATGGAACCTAAACCAATAGGTTACACAGATGATGATATGCCAGGCATACGTTATCCTTTAGATGTAGACTTTGGTGCAGGAGAAGGTGAACCTTTTTTTGGTGGTAGAAGTAGAGATCCTGATTTTGATAGCTATCCTTACATAGCACCTGTTGAACCTGTAACTATAACAGACATGGAGTTTGATCCTAACAGACAGTTTTCAGAAAGTGATTTAGTTCTTCCGAACATGGCACCCTTTATAGATAAAGAAACAAGAAATGAAGTATTTGCTCAAGATGTAGATAACCTTCCAGCTAATAATTTCGCTGCATTAGATGAAGAGTTTCAAAGAGAAAGCGCCGAATTTGAAAAAAGAAAAGCAGAAGAACCAACGTTTCAAGAAAAATTTCCTTATCAAGTGGCTGGTCCAGATGCACTTCCATCTTTCTTTAATTTGTTTGGTCAAAATGATAGTGATGAAGTGGTGCAATTGCCTCCAAGTGATTCAGCAGAATTTAATGTTGCAGCAGATAATATAGCAAACAGGCTTTCGGGACCTGGATACAATTTAAGTCCAGAGATAATTACTAATTTATATCAACAAGGATTTTTAGATCCTAATATAAATTACTTTCCTGATTCAGGAATGTCAACTAATCCTCTAGTGGATGAAGCATTACAAAGTTATTATCAATCACTACAACAATGAAGAAGAAAACAAAGAAAGAAAAGAAGATAAGCAAGGTCATGATAGAATTTAAAAAAGGCAAACTACCTATTGGTAAATCGAAAAAGAAAGTTAAGTCTAGAAAGCAAGCTATTGCTATTGCTTTAAGAGAGGCTGGGGTTAAGAAGAAATGAATTTATCAATGCGTGATTGGATATGGGTCATGGGTATTGTAGCTGGTATTGCCACAACGTACGGTATGATGTCATCACGAGTCACGGCTCTTGAATCAAAGATAAAAGATTTAGATATGCTGCGTATCGATTCACGGCTCTCGGTCATTGAGATACAAGTTATAGAAATAAATGAGAAGTTAGATAAACTTATAGATTAAGTTTCTTTATTAATATCTTCAATACACTGCACTTTAAACGTAAAATATTTATTCATTTCAAACTTCATAAAGCTACGTCCAAAAGTTTCACACGATTCTAGATCCATGAACTTGTCTTGTAGCACCATTTGATTACCAGTATAAACCCATGAGTCACCATTAAAACCCCATAAGCTTACCACCAATACAAATATCTTAGTCATCCTTATAGAAGTAGCATTTTCCAGTTTCACTTACCATCAATAATTTTACACCCATTTTCTCCTGTGAATCAGAAACCTTTCTTGTAATTTTATATCCAGCAAATCTCCCTGTTTTTCTAGTGCTTTCACTCTTAACGTCTATTTTAATAATCTCACCATCTTCTCCCAAAGCTATCAAGTCACACGGTCCAAGACCACTGATATTATCGAAGACGTAATACTCTTGAGCTGTGAGCCACTCTATTGCTCTTAGATGATTTAAAAATCCTTTTTGATGTTTCTTATCCAATCTCGCCCCACGAAGAACCAATTTCACAATCTACTTTAGCTGGTACCCTCATCTCCACGGCATTCTCCATGATTTCCATAATCTTTTTCTTCTCCTCTTCGGTAGAAAAAGAAATGTCTAGTTCATCATGTACCTGGATTAAAGGGGTAATACCCTCCTTAAATACATCTATCATTGCTTTCTTCGTTTGATCGGCAGCAGAGCCTTGAATCAATCTATTCAAAGCTTTGTATGTATAAGCACGTTTAATTTTATGGCCAAAACCGTACTCTATTTCAGCTTCTTTCTTTGGCATAGCTTTATGCATACCAAATGAATTAGGTTCCCACATATCAAATCTACATTTTCTTTGTAGTAATGTCTTAATGAAGCCATACTGTGAAGCTCTAGACATGCTTAAATCTGTTAACTCCTTAACAAAAGGCACAGTAGAATGATAATTATTAAAAACATCCTCTATCTCCTCTTTTTCGAGCCCTAGTTCGCTCATTAGTTTTCCCTTACCCATTCCATACATCATCCCTAAATTAATTGTCTTGGCCTGTTTTCGGTCTATATCGGCCATGTCTGCAACAGTTTGATGGAAGTCTATATTACCATCAGTATATCCGTCAACCAAAGTCTTAACTCCTCTTAGTGGTTGTTGTCCTTTTTTCTCCTGATTTTCGCTAATTACTGCAGCATAATGCACCAAAAGACGAGGTTCTTGCTGTGAATAGTCAAAGCATCCCCACTTCTGACCGTCTTCTGGTATAAATAATTGTCTTATTTTAGGACCAATATCGGCATTTCTAGCAGGAATCTGCTGTAAATTAGGGTTTTGCATACTCAAACGCCCTGATATTGTGCCTCCTGTCTCTGATCTAAGCTGATTTACATCAGCATGTATACGTCCTTTGTGTTCATGACGAAGAATAGAATCAATAAATGTTGTTCTCGCTTTATTAAACTCTCTTGCTTTTACTATTGTTTGTGCAAACTTATGTTTGTGTGTTGCTAAAAAGTTTTTATCAAAGCTTGGTAATCCAGTAGGTGTTCTATTGTATTTTATTTTCAGTTTATCAAAAGCTTTTGCTATTGATAAAGGCGCTAGTATCTCTACCTCAAACCCACAAGTCTTATATAAATAATCTAAAACTTCTTTCTCTGATTTCTCAAAGTCTTTTTTTATTGTATCTGCTTTTTCTAAATCTATTTTTACCCCTTGTTTTTTCATAGCAAACAAAACATTGAACAGCTCTGACTCTAAATTAAAAATACTATTTAAATTTTGTGTGCTTATTTCTCTTTGTAATACGTGCCAAAGTTTTAATGTAACAGCCGCATCTTGTTCACCGTAAGGACCAACATACATTGGAGGTAGTTTCCACATCTCACTCTTAGCATCTACACCCCACTCTTTTGCAGCTTCATATAACAAAGCTTCTGATTTTGTTTCCCCTACATACTCTTTTGATAAATCACGAAGAGAATAATTATATCTGTTTTCATTTAACAACGGAGCTGCGATCATAGTATCTATTATTTTACCATGTACTTTTAAACCCATAGCATCTAGCCAACCCACATCATACATGGCGTTGTGAAATACTTTATCACAAGGCAGTTCTAAGATTTCTTTTAGCTGTCTTTTAAAAATTTTCTCATCAAAGTTACCACCGCCCTCGTGTGCAATAGGATAGTATCCTTGCCAACCATCCACGGCCAACGCTACACCAATAACTCTTCCTTTTTTTGTAGCCCATCCTGGTCCTATGCCAGAATTTAAGCCATCATCTTTTGTTTCTAAGTCAATAGCTATTTCTTTTGCATCGGATAAATTTGGAACAGACTCTGGTGGTATCCACTCACTTGGTGTTTTGAACAAAGAAGGCTGATTCATTTATCTCTTTCATTTATTTCCCCCGCAATAGAGGCGTAAGCTGCTAAGTCTACATAGCTGTCTGCTTTATGTGCATGCATTAATCTAGCTACCTTAACTAAAGCCATACACATCGCCACATCATGTGCTGATATATTTTTCTGGAGGAAAATTGACCACAACGCAGCGATGTTCTGATGATTCTTAAGTTTATCGCCGTAGTCATCTTGACGATCCCCTTCAACTAATTCTTTTGCTTGTTGTAAAATGTTGCTGCAGATCATTTACAACTCTTTAAACTCTCTATTTGATTTGGATGATATAAGATGCAAAGATTTTTTTGCCCTCGTAGCTCCCACATAAAACACTCTCCTTTCATCATCAATTACCTTGCTGATGTTGTTATCTACCTTGGTAGGCAAATCTTTTAATAGCATAACATTGTCTGCTTCGCCACCTTTTGATGCATGTATCGTAGAAATTTTTATATTTTTCGATTTGTGAAAATCCTGGTCTCTATCCATAGCAGAATTAATATATCGTGTTTGTTCTGCTGGTATTTTATCTAGGGCAAAGTTCCATTCTGTATTCTTATCGACATTCAAACCATGCTTCACGACCAATGATTCATAGTCATATGTAACTTCATCACTGGCATTTTCTAAATTTTTAAACCCTCTTTCAATACCACTATTACCAGAAATATAATTGTAAATATCTTTTACAATCGGTAACTCAATTGGTTCATCCTGTTGTATTTTTTTCCAACCTTTGATTGCGTTCATCATTTTATCTGAAACAGAAGATCTACCTTTGTATTCATAAAAAAATCCTTTTGATTTTAAATCTTCTATAAATTGTTCTGCTATGTAATTTGTTCTTGCTAATATTAACCACGATCCATTTGTCAAATCAATTGATGGATTGAAACAAGTGCGATGATACTTTACTAAACCCTCTCTATCTTTTGGCTGCCAATCTTTTGGAACTCTATCTCTTACTTTTGTTATTAAATTATTTGCAAGTCTGTGAATTGATTTTGGAATTCTATATGATTGTTGCAACACGGTTCTCTCCCCACCGATTAGTCCAAGTCTTTTTGTGTCCGCTCCAGCCCAATCAAATATAGCTTGGTCATCATCACCAGCTACATAAGCACGTTCACAATTTCTGATTATCAATTCAACCATTTGCCATTGTATAAAACTAAGATCCTGCGCTTCATCAATGATAGCCACGTCTAACTTTGGTGCATCTTTTCTTTCATTAAATTTTAAAATCATATCCGTAAAATTTAATCTATTTTTTCTTTTCTTAAAATCTTCTATACCTCTATCGATATAACTTAAAAACTCAAAGCCTCCTCGTATATGCTCATCACTTTGTAAAAAAGCTGCAGACAAAGAAATATTTTTAACTTTTGCTGTATCAATTATTTTTAAATAAGGATCTTGTGGTTGTGATACTCCTAAATCTTTTACTGTTTTATTTGGATTAGTTATGTTTACTTGTAAGTAATCAGACAACTCTTTGTAATCTTTATCACCCATGACATCAGCATTCTTTAATCCTAAAAATTTAAATGCCATACTGTGTAATGTTCTAAAGTATTTTAAATCTTTTTTATCTAAACCAAATTTAACAGAGGCTCTTGCTATAGCTTCATCTGCAGCTTTGTTTGTAAAAGCAAAGTATCCTATTCTATCTGGTGGTGTCCCTTGTTGTAATTCTTTTTCAACAATGTTTAATAGATGTGTTGTCTTACCTGTACCAGGTGGACCAAATATTATATTAATTTTTTTGCTGTGCTTGTCTTGTAATATCATCTTGTATCATCATTAAGTTTAATTTTATCATCTTCAAATCATTAACTAACATTCTCTTTGTTAACTTTGATTGTTTATTCTCGGCTTTAGCTACAAGTTGTGCAGCTATACCTAAAGTTTCTTTAATTAGTTTTTCCATTCATCACCTCCAAGATTGTCTT